CTAAGAGCGAACGTGGACACAGCAGATTTAGTTGGAAGTGCTACGGCACCGACGGCGGCACCAACAAATGGCACGTACTGGTTTGACCTTGCATCAAGCAGTTATGGTTTATTTGAGTGGTCAAAAACTAATCAATCATTCACAACAATTACTCCAACACTTATCACTTCAACAAGTGACCTAGTTGGCGGTGTCTCAACTGGTGCACCAAAAACTTCAATAGGTGTAATAGGTGATTACGCAATCAACACAACACACGTTACCAACAAGATCTACAAGAAGACAGCAAGTAACACTTGGGTACAGATTGGATCAGAAGCATGGTCAACATCTCTACCAGTTGTGTCAGTCGCTTCAGGAACTACAGTGACTAGTGGACACACAATGATCATGAACGGTGTTACAATCACAACAAGTGGAACAACACTTTCAAACGTTGCGGCAGTAATTGGATCAAATGTGACCAACGTGACAGCAAGTGTAAACGCTACAACAGGCAACCTAGAAATCTTCCACAACGGTAAGGCACTAGGTGACTCAACAGGTGGTGCGGGCACTATCAGATTCGAAGAAGGAAATGGAACACTATTAGCAGACCTAGGAATAACAGCAGGTGTTAACAATGGTCCTAAATTCCTACAAGACAAACACACTAACAGACCTACTTGGAAGACAGCAGACGAGAACAGACCCAACGGTTCAGTTTGGTTCAAGACAACTTCTGCAAACTCAGGTGCGTCTTTGGTGACAAAACTTTACAGTTCATCAAGTGCTAGTTTCTCACAAGTTGCTAGTCCACTTTATGCTAACCACCACTCTGCGATCTACAACCTAGACGCGGCGACTGGCGGAACTGCATTGAGCACAGGCACAGTGTACGCACAGTACAATGTAACTGAGGAGTCAATGACAGCGGGAGATGCCGCAGATGCTACCCCTAACGTTGGTGATTTCCAACTGTTCAGATACGAAGGCGGTGCTACAACTATCACTAGTGGAAACACATCTCCAACTTTCACAAGTTCAAACACTTTCAAAATACAAGAGTCAGTGAAGAACCAAGAAGCATTGAGTTCAGCAGTCACAGTAACGCTAGGCGGAACTGGGGCGGATGACTTTATTGCGGCAGTTAACGGTGCAGGCTTAACAAATGTTTCAGCAAGTAAGACAACTGCTGGTGCGATTGTTATGACACACGCATTGGGTGGTGAGTTCAGAATGACTGAAGAAGGCATGACCGGAACACCATTATCAGATGCAGGTTTCAGTGCAACAACGGCACACAGTTATGGAACATACACTGCAAACAGTTCTACTTTGATCGACAACTTATATGACCTACCAACAGGTGAGAGCCTTGACTCAAGTGCTAACACAGGCGTAATGGCAAGTAACTGGAAGAGATTGAGTTACACTGCTTCAACAAGTGCTCCAAGCAATGAGCCAGCAGACGGTACACTATGGTATCACACTGCGACAGACGAAGCAGACATCATGGCACACAATGGTACGACTTGGGTTGGATATGCAACAGCATACTCAAGCACAGATCCAAATGGTCCGCAGTTTTCAGCAACAGCACCGACTACACAGTCAGACGGTACTGCACTTGTAACTAATGACTTATGGATTGACACAAGTGATCTTGAGAACTATCCAAAACTTTACAAATACAACACATCAGCAACTTTAAGTTCTACAAACACAGCGAACCAAGTGGCAGTTACCACTTCAGGTGCGGCATGGGAACTGGTTGACAAAGCAGACCAAACCACAGAAGACGGTGTTGTGTTTGCGGATGCTAGATATCACACAACGGCTGACAAGGCAGATTCATTGTCAACTGGCGGTGCAGGATCACCAAGTTCAATCAAAGACTTGTTGAGCGATGGCTTCCTAGATCCAGATGCTCCAAACCCAGACAACTACCCACAGGGTATCTTGTTATGGAACACAAGAAGATCTGGATACAATGTCAAGGAATACAAGAACAGTTACATCACCACTACCAAATATCCAGGAAGCGGTGCAACTGGTTTAGGTAATATCAGAGCAAGTAACGAGAGTGTATCAACTTACTTCCCTGACAGATGGATTACTAAATCAAGCAACAACGCAGACGGTTCTGGTTCTTTCGGAAGGAAAGCACAGAGAAAAGTGATCGTTGAACAAATTAAATCAGAGATCGACACTAACCAAGCAATCAGAGAAGACCAAAGAGGCTTCAACGTTATTGCTTGTCCTGGTTACCCAGAGTTGATGTCAAACATGATTAATCTAAACACAGACAGAAACAACACAGCGTTTGTAGTTGGAGACACACCTTTCAGACTAGAAGGCACGTCAACAGCGATACAGAACTGGGCTAACAACACAGCGTCAGCACTTGACAACGGTGAAGACGGCCTAGTGAGCTCAAGTGATTACTTGGGTGTGTTTTATCCATCTGGTTTGACCACAGACAACACAGGCAAATCAATTGTTGTTCCACCATCACACATGATGTTAAGGACACTGGCCAACAACGACAACATCGCTTTCCCATGGTTCGCACCATCAGGAACAAGAAGAGGTATCGTTGACAACGCCACATCAGTTGGTTATATCGACACAGCAAGTGGTGAATTCCAAACAATATCTGTTACGGAGTCAGTGAGAGATTCAATGCACGAGGTCAAAGTTAACCCAATAACTTTCTTCTCAGGTGCAGGGATCGTGAACTTTGGTAACTTGACTAAAACATCGGCAAGTTCTGCATTGGACAGGATCAACGTTTCAAGATTGGCAGTGTATCTAAGAACACAACTAGATGCAATCGCTAAACCATTCATCTTTGAACCAAATGATGAATTGACTAGAAACGAGATCAAGGGTGCAGTAGAATCATTCTTGTTGGAGTTAACAGGTCAGAGAGCATTGTATGACTTCCTAGTAGTTTGTGATGACACGAACAACACACCTACAAGGATTGACAGGAACGAACTTTATGTGGATATAGCAATTGAGCCGATCAAGTCAGTTGAATTCATCTACATACCGTTGAGAATCAAAAACACAGGAGAAATTGCAAAGTTAGGGAACTAATTTTGAATAAATAGGAGAAACAGATGGCAATATCAACTTTATCAAAATTTACAGTACCACTAGCAAACGATCAGAGTTCAGCATCACAGGGTTTATTGATGCCAAAACTACAGTATCGTTTCAGAGCGATCCTGGAAAATTTTGGAGTATCAACACCAAGATCAGAACTAACAAAACAAGTTATTGATATCACAAGACCCAACTTGACTTTTGACAACGTGACACTGGATGTGTACAACTCAAAAGTATATGTTGCAGGTAAACACACTTGGGATCCAATCACAATCACTCTAAGGGATGACGTTAACAACTCAGTTACTAAACTGGTTGGTGAGCAGATCCAGAAACAGTTTGATTTCTTTGAACAATCAAGTGCGGCATCTGGTATTGATTACAAATTCACAACTAGAATCGAAATGCTAGACGGTGGTAATGGAGCGAGCACACCAAATGTGTTAGAAACATTTGAATTATACGGTGCATATGTGGAAAACGTTAACTACAACACGTTGGCATACGCAACATCAGATCCAGCAACTATCACTATGTCAATCAGATACGACAACGCAATCCAAACTCCAACAGGAACTGGAATTGGTACAGCGGTATCTAGAACGATCGGTACTCTAAGTACAGGTGGTGGACAGTAGTACAAAATTAAGTTAGCAATTATAAAGTACAAAAAAGCGTCTTTATAGGCGCTTTTTTTGTGGCCATAAATACGAGTATGCCAAGCATAAACAACTTCCTAAAAGGTTTCCAGGACGGATTACCAGGTATGAAAGACTACCAACACGCATCGAGATTGTATCTAGACGACAATTTCAAGTTGATGCCAAAACAGAAGTTCCTGTTCCACGTGGTTTTCAACACGGATGAGACCCTGTTCGTTGATGGCTTCAACGCCAACGAGAGGTACCAACTCAACATGTTGGTCAAGCAGTGTGATCTGCCCAAATACAACATGAGCTACGAGGAGAAGACACAGTACAACAAGAAGATGTACAATGCGACAAGGATAGCGTATGAACCTGTTAATATAACATTCCATGATGATCACGCAGACACTGTGAACGCATTCTGGAAAAAGTACTACGAGTACAATATTGCGGATAGTATAGGCATGAACAGTGATCTTACAATAAACAACACCAAGGACGATTATTACAATTTTGGCGATGCGAGACAGACCACCAAGTTTGGTATGGACACACCGAGGCAGAGGCAAAAACCTTACCTCAAAGGCATAGAGATCTTCGTACTACACAAACAAAGATTTACATCAATGACATTGGTCAACCCAGTTATAGGATCTTTCTCACACGACAACCTAGACCAAGCAGACGGTCAAGGTATAATGAATAACACAATGCAGATACTGTATGAGACAGTGATATACAAATCAGGCATAGTCAACAAGAACAACGTACCAGGTTTCGCTACAATAAACTATGACAACTCTCCTAGTCCGTTGACCATACTAGGCGGAGGAACAAATAGTATATTTGGTCCTGGAGGCGTCGTGGACGGCATCGGTTCTGTGATCAGGAATGTGCAATCAGGAAACATCTTGGGTGCAATCTTGGGTGCTTCTAACACCTACAACAACGCTAAAAAAATAAAGAAGTCAGCCGTGAAAGAAGAACTGAAAGGCATTGCCAAAGATGGAATACTAGAAGTTGGAAAACAAGCGGG